AAGAAAAACTTTGATAAAACAGTAGAATTTATAGACGTTCCAGACGCCGAACAATTCCGCATCAGCCAGCGAATGCATTCTGAAGAAAATGCTCATTAAAGCATAAAGTGGTCGATTTCGACCCCTTTAAATAGCAAAACCGCCCGGTGCTACCAACACCGAACGGCTTTACATAGATTTTCTCTTACAGGATCACTCCCGGAAGATATAATCAAACTTGAACACTTTGAATTATATCATTCTTCCGGGCGCCCTGCAAGGGGTGTATTTCCTATACCCACCAAGGAGGATGATATCATTATGGCAAAACGCAAAAATTCACTCCCATCCGGGAACTTTCGTGTTCTGGCTTTAGATTACACAGATCCGGATGGTAAACGTCATTATAAGTCCTTTACCGCGCCGACCAAGAAAGAGGCGCGGATGCTTGCAGACGAATGGAAATTATCAAAGAAAAGGAACCGCGCCGAAAATATATCCGTTCGTGTCGCTGTCCAGCGATACAAGGACATGAAAGCAGCCGTCCTTTCCCCGTCTACCCTACGCGGCTATGCAGGACTCTTGCGGACGCACTTCCAGGGCGATTTCGGCAGCACACGCCTTAATGAATTGAACAGCCAGATTGTACAGATCTGGATATCTGATTTATCGAAAAGGCTTAGCCCTAAGACCGTCCGAAATGCCTATGCGCTTCTGACAGCGGCTCTCGATATGTTTGCCCCCGACCTTTCCATCCGCGTACAGCTTCCCGCCCGGAAGCACCCGGAGCTATATTGTCCGAACGACACAGATATTCAGCGCCTCCTGGCTGAATCTGCTGGAACCGATCTGGAAATAGCCATTCTTCTGGCTGCATTTGGTCCGCTTCGCCGTGGCGAAATCTGTGCTTTGACTTCCCGTGATATTAAAGGGAACACCATAACTGTCAGCAAAAGCATCGTGCGCAGCGAGGACAATGAGTGGATAACCAAGCCACCCAAAACCTACGGCAGCTATCGAACTATACAAATGCCAGAATTCTTTTTTAAACATATACGCGGTAAAAAAGGGGCACTGTGTAACCTGAACCCCGATCAGCTCACGCGAGAATTCGAACGGGTTCTGGATCTCTGCCAGCTCCCCCACTTCCGCTTTCATGACCTGCGGCATTACTCCGCGTCCATCATGCATGCGATCGGAGTTCCGGATCAATACATTATGCAGCGAGGCGGTTGGTCCTCTGACAATGTGATGAAATCCGTCTACCGGAATGTCATTGATTTGGAGGCAGAAAAGCAGAGTCAGCTGATCCTTGAACATTTCCAAAAAGTTGCAAACGTAAAATCATGCAACACGAAATGCAACACGATGCCTGAAAAGCATTGA